AGCCGGTAATGAACGCCTTGCTAGTCCAGGTGTACGTTGCAGTCCCCGTGTCACCCGTGACAGTAACAACCACCGTGCGCTTGGTTGGCGTAATTACGTCCGGGGCCAGGATGTCGTCCAGAGCCTTATTCCAGTCGTTAGTCAATCGCAGCGTGAAGTCGCCGAGGCCAGGATCATAATCCATGCCCGTGCTAGTGAGCGTAGTCGCCTCCAACTCGGTAATAGCCATCTCCAAGTCGGCTTGGTTAATGTACGCCGTGATATTCTGGCTATTGTACGTTACCGTGAAATTGCCTGCACCCTTGCGAGCCATGTTCTAATCTCCTATGTTACTGAGTGATACCGTTGACACATGCCACCGCAACCACGACAAACCCCGTCGCGCCGCCCATTGCTGTGGTGTTCAGTCTAATCCACCGGTTGACTGTGCCGGAGAACGTGATACGGTACGCGCCGACTGCGCTCACCGTGAACGTGCCGAGGTCGCCGTATGTGCCGCCGCTGGTTGTCGCGCTTTGCAGCTTGAATGACGCGTTATTAGCGGAGCCGGTGATAGACTGCACGAACAGATAGCCTACGCCGCCCGCGCTTCCACCCGCGCCAAAATCTACCGCTGTCTGGTTGCCGGTTGCGGTGATAGTCGCACGCGCCACACGCAGCCCACGATTTCCCGCGTCGGTAAATCCCCATGTGCCAGTCAGCGTCATGAGGTTGGCCGCAGGTGCGCTAAACGTCATATTGCTGCTTGCGGCGTTGGGGAGAACGTATACCGGCGAGCCGGTTACGTCGCGATCTAACTCTGCCGCTATGATAGCCGTACCCGTGCCAAGTCTGTCGTATAACTCTTCCTCTAACGTAGCAGCCGCGCCGACGGTTGTCACATAGCCATTCTGTCGCAGCGTCATCTGAGTCAACAGCGGATCGTAATCCATACCGGTGCTGTTGATGACAGTGGCGTCACCCTCACCGACGGTAATCTCCAGATCCCAACTGCTAGTCACGCCGGAAAAGTCAAACTCATCTACCAGGATATTGCTTTGCGCGCCTTTTGTCGCCATGTTTCTCTCCTACCCGCTTGCCCGCACAGTTGCCACTAATGCCCACATGCCGGTTTCATCGTCGTATAGTTCCTCACCCTGGCGAATCTCCCAGCTATCCAGCCCTAGCGACAACGCGTTGTTTGCCAGAACGGTGTGCAGGCTATCTAACAGTGTGACTGCCGCCGTGAAGTTGGCCGCCGGTGTGGACTGGAACAATGGCCGCACAACAATCACTAATTCAATTGTTGCCGAGCGTAGGCCAGTGTCACCGTTCAACGTGTCTACGCTGATTGTGTTCACTGGTAGCCGAGGATACATAGCAGGCAAATCCGCTGTCTGTGGTGGCTGCGATGGCGGCGCGCTGTAGACACGCGTCACACCCGGCACAGACAGCGCAGCCAACCCCGCCACTAATCCCGCCATTGTGGTGAATGCCATCGCTACACCGCCCGCCGGTATGGCGCAAGGATTAGCTGCACGTCGCGCGGTAGGCTTTGCGGCAGCACAGTCATATTGCCGCTAACCGCCACAGCACGATCTAGATCAGACATGTTGTCCTTTTGCCGGTACAGGTAGGCCGCTAGACGTTCTGTGGCCTGCACTATATCAGCCGGAGCCGTCGCGCTGTATGCCCACCGCCCCACTACGGTGATTGCATCCTCTGGCGTGTCGTCCCACGTCCACCGAATGTCCGATTCGCGCTTCAACGTGATACCGTAGAATGGTGTCTCCCAGCGTGGCTCTGTGACATATTCAGCCGCGCCGACGCTTACGCCGTCACCGTTGGTGATACTGGTGATAGCGCACAAGTCGCGCTCGACATAAAGCGTCCGCTTGTCCGTGCTTACGCTCAGTTTGGCGTCTAGCTTGCGCGTGCTATCCTGCGCTGCCTCAAACGTCCGGCCACAGTACGCATCCACAATGGCTTGCGCACGCGCAATCAGCGCAGTCAGTAGCGCGTCATCTGTGTTGCCGACAACGCCAAGATACGTCTTGAGTGCGCTAACTGTGGTGTATGCCATTATTATTCCGCCTTGCGCTGCCGCTTAGGTTGCGCGTCTGGTTGCGACTTGGTGGCCGCGGGGGGAATAACAACCCCCCGCTCCACCATAACCGCCCAGTGTTCTGGTTCGTAACGGCCATCGGGGATATTGTCCCCAGGCCGAAACTCATCAATAAACGCCTGTGCGATTCCTTGCATGATTAGCCGACAATCTCGTCAACAGACGCCAAATCGTACTGATCAGCAGGGCCATAGTCCGCACCCAAACCGATTACAATCGCGCCCGCGTCGCTGGTGGCAACCGCTACAGTCATGCTCAGAGCCACAAAGCGGAACCCGTTAGCGAGATCGCACTTGTCCGCAGTCACCTGGAGAATGACTTGCTTGTCGCTGTCAGTCCCGGCCTGCGTCAACTGAGTGATAGACAGCGCGGGGCTAAAATCTTTGGCGTTGGCCCCGGCGTTGCTGGTGGCCTGCCGCCACTTGGCGTCCAGCGTCGCGCTAGTCCCCAAGTCGCCCGCCATGACAATCGCCATGAGGCCGCCCTTGAATTTGCCAATGTCAATCCAGTCGCTAACGTAGGTGTCAGCTCCGTATGCGTCTGGATCAATCGTGGCGACAATCGCCATTTGTTCAGAAGGCTTAATAGCCATTGTCAGTTCTCCTTAGTCGTTGTGGTACACGAACGGCGAAACGGTGTAGCTGCCCTGCGGATCAGACATGGTAATCGCCGAGCGCAGCCACGGCTTGCCGTCCACACGCTGAGTGAAACGCCACGTCCCCTTGTCGGTAGTGAAGGCGGCGTGTTCGCTGTAGGCAATCTGCAAACCTTCACGCTGGAACCACAGGTAGGCCGACAAATCAGCCAACATAACTGCACCGGCATTGTTGGCCTGCGGCAGGTGTTCGCTCACCAGAATCGGGTAGCTCAGCAGGGTAGACGGGCTGCCCGCCGTCATGTTGGCCTGCCACACGGAGCCGCCTGCGCTGCTTTCCATTGCGCCAATGTCGGGCCAAATGGACGGGTGAATCAACCACACCGGCGTGCCGCCCGCGCTCTTGAAACGGCTCACCATTGTCAGCGCATCTTCCCACTTAAACTCATTGTTGGTGTTGGGGGAAATGCCAACTGCACAAGTTGCGTTCAGGATACCGAGCGGTTCGCCCGCGCCAGTCCCGCGCAGGATGTTGCGCTCGTTCTTGGCGGCGATAGCAATACCGAACAGTTGCGACAGCAGCGTCTCAATAGCCTGCGGGCTATCGCTAATCAGTTCGTTGGTAACCTCGGTGAATCCGCCGACTTTGTAGACGCGGTATTGCAAATCTTCAAATCCGGCCTGCGTCTCAGTCAACAGCGCGCCCTCGGCGGTGACGTTGGCAGTAATGCCAGCGGCCATCGCGCTGTTGCCGGAACCGGCAGTAGGCACAATGTACTGATCCAGCACAGGATACGCGCCGCTGTCACTGTTGACGTTAATCAGCGTGACGCGCCCGGTAATCTGCGACTGCGTAGCGGCCAACTGCATGAGGCGCGTGCCGTATTCAGGCGGAACCAGGTAGCCGCCCTGCGTACCCGTGCCCAAAGTCATATCCTTCGTGCCGACGCTTTTGTACACCTTCGCTAAACGGGTGACGTCATTGCGGCGCACGGCCATAAGCCAGTCGCCAAACGATTTGACGTTAGCGTCCGCCGCGCCGCCATCCTCGGTGAAATAGCCCGCGCTCTTGACTTTCGGGCTATCCTGCATGAATTGCAAAACCTGCGCCATCGTTTCCGACAACGCGTCGAGCCGGTTGTTTAGGGACTTAACCTGCTCGGCCTCAGCGACTTCAATAGTCGCGCGCTCTTCGCTCACTGTATCCTCCACATGAATCAATGCGTTTGCGTTAACAACGTCTGTTTGCACCGACGCATCCTCGGCTAGAGCGATAGCGTCCTCCGGCAATAACAGTCTATACGACTCATCTACATCTGCCAACGATTTGATAATTTCAACACCGACAGTCCGCGGTTCCGCGGGAGTCGGTGTCAGGGAAAACTCGATAATAGGCCAGCGCGTGATAGATTTGCCGCTGCGCTGCGTCAAATGGCCGACGCTGCCCGACGACCAGCCCAACGCGCCTGCCTTTACCAGCGTCATAACCTGTTCAACGTAATCAGCATGGCGGTTCAATTCCGCTTCAACCCACAGCCCGCGCTCATCCGGCGTGACGGTTGTCGTCTTGCCGATAACGTGGCGCACCGAGCCGCGCGCGTGATCGTACAGCACCAGCTTTGCAGGAACCAAGTCCAGCATGAACTCAGTATCTTGGTGGAACGTTTCACCGTCCAAATCCGTGCCGCCAAACAGCACGCCATACCCGGCGACGGTGACGGTATCCTCAGTCACCGCTTTGATTTCGACTGTTGCACTCATTGTTTGCCTCCTAACGCTTGATTGACTGCCCGCGCAAAGTCGGCCTGGATTGCGCCCCGCTGTCGATTCAACACAATGCGATCTGTCTGCCACCGGCGGCGATGCACAGGCCGTTGGAACATACTCGATTGCACAAATGGCGCGTACTTTACACGATTGCCGACGCGCCCGCGAATGCCGTCACCGAGATTGTCTACTGTTGATGTCCAGGAACGGCCAAGCGTACCCGTGCGCCGATAGCTGCTATTTGGCCGCTGCGCTGGGTATCTCTGCATATCTGCCTGGATGCGCAATACCGCTCGATTCATCGGCACGC